GCCGAGTGTCTATCGAAAAGCAAATATGCATCCACGCTGACGGATCGAGATACGCCGCAGAGGTTACAAGAATTACCGGAACGGCAGCGGCTAAATAAACAACCGCCCTCAAATTCCCGGCTGGAGTGACTTGCAGCACAATGAAGTTGTTGGCGTCGATGGCATAATGAAAAAGGTAAAAGTAGTCGTTGCCGATTGTTATGGTCCGCCTGTACCAGAAGCTCGTCGTAAAGACCCGCCGGTCCCCTGTCACGGTCATTGTTCGGGATATGTACATTGATCGCGCTGCGACGAAGCGCAGTGACCGCGCGATTTGGTAAGCTGCTGCAACAGCACCCGTCGCACTCAATCCCAGCGATGGGATCATTCCCGGCAACATTATTTGAAGTCCGCCCCAAGTGAACACGCAACAAAAGTAGCATTCAGCACATAGTAAGAAATGATGTCGAAGCCGTTCAGGGTCGGTACAGGCTTGGTGCCGCCAGGAAACTTATAATAGGTGCCCCACGTTGTGATTGTGCCTGTTGCACCAGCACCAAGAATTATCAAACCCTTTTGTCCAATCTTTATGTTTGTTGGATTGTTAAGTGTGCGACCAGCCGCGCTCAGCGACCAATAGAAGTCGATACCGGCGCTGAAGTCTGGAGCAACTGCTCCAGCAGTTTCTGTCATAAAATTAAGAGCAGCAGCCGCGCTCCACACCGCGCCGCTGGTGAGCATCTTGGTCGGCGCGGAATTGCTAACGTACTCCGCAGCGGTCGCCGCCACTACTGCCGCATCAACATAATCCTTGCGGACTGCATTGGCGGCAGCGGGCGCAGTTGGCAACGCAATGTGCCCCGCCATTGTGCCGCCAGCGAGGGCGAGCTTTTCGCTATCAACCTCTGCTAGTGCTGCTTGAACATTGCTTGCGGCAATGTTACCTGTCGGTGTGAATGAAACCGATGTGGCGTTGCCACCGCTAATCGCTGCCCAATTAGAATTTTTTCTTCCGTAGGTGCCGCCATCTGTCGGTGCTTCGGCTATGATACCTTGCGGTCCCGTTGGTCCTGGAACTCCCTGCGGTCCTTGTGCTCCAGTATCGCCTTTCGGCCCTGTTGGTCCTGGAACCGTTGAGGCTGGCCCTATCGGACCTGTCGCGCCCGGTGGCCCTTGTCCGCCGACATTGCCAGGCGAACCTTGCGGACCCATCGGACCAGGAACGCCCGACGGACCAGGCGGTCCCTGTTCACCAATCGAAATTATTTCAAGATCATCTTGACTGTCGGAAACTGACACGTCCGAAAGATCAGCAATGACTTCAATGTTATCAGTCACCGGCTTGGTCCTGCTGAATGTATCAATACACCAGACCACACTTCTAGCTGCAGTGCGTCAGGCCGAGTACGAATTAAGGAATGAACGTAGGTCCCTGGCGTGAGAACTAGAAGCTCATCTTGTTTCAACCAAACTGTGAACAGACCACCAGGCGCATTGGTGATAATGATGCCGCCATTCTCAGTAGTCAATAGCATAAGCTCGGCAATGTCGTCCGCGTTTTTGCGAACACCCATCCGCATCTTATTACCGGTGAGGTCTATCGGGGAAGTGTCTGTTGATTGGTAGGCAAAGCCCCGATAGAAGTCAGCATCACTGGTCGTGGTGATGTTTACAGTGGCCATTTACTTATCCCGCTTGCGCCAAGCGTCCGAATTCATAATCTCCTTAACCTTGTCCACGGCACTCGGCGGCACCGTCAAGACGTCGCCGGCTTCATAGATGAAGTGGCATCCCCAACGGTTCATCTTGATGCCAGCTTCCTGCATCAGCACAATCAGCTGGCAGTAATCGTGAAGATTGATTTTGATTTGCATAACGACCTCTACGGTTTGTTGATGCGATAGCATTGAATATTTGGTTGCACCGGAATGCCACTCGGCGGTCCAGCCTGCAAGATTTGATAGGGTCCGCCAGTACCCCACACCGATGTCATGAACGACACCTGATCACCAACTGTTAGCTCAACATGCCCATGACCAACCGAAGCAACTTCAGAAGCGATGACTGCGCTGTAAGGTGCATAACCTACCGCAAAATACAAATCTGGCGTCGATGCCCGCTGCCGTCTAGCTTCTGCATAAGTTGCATTTATATTCAGAAGATTGCCATAACTAAAAATCACGTGGAATGCCCATAACCCATCTTCACCAGCCCCAATGGTCAGCACGCTCCCCGCTGAGTATGTCGAAGTCACCAGCGTGTTGAGCATGACGTTGCTGATCGAAGTAACCTGCGTCGCTGTATTATTTGGAACGTATTGGCCACCGGGCGCAGGCATCGACGCGATCAAGCTCGGCCGCGTTAATGGTGTCGGAACGAGACCAATAAATTGGAAATTCACACCATCGTAAACCATCAACAGAACCTGACCGGCAATCGCATCACCCGCTGATGGGTTGGCCCCACTCGGCAGCTTGACGAACTTCGACGCCAGTCCGTTGATGGCAATAGTACAAGCACCATTGACCAATGAATTTGCGAGCTTGACTTCGATGGTCAGGCCTCCAGCACCAATGGCTGTAATCGCCGGACTGAAATTTGCTATGATGGTATTCGCTACAATTCCGGTGTCGAGACAATAGGGAATGCCGCTGGTCAAGTTAACGGTGCCGGACCCACCACCAACTCCATTGCCAGTCAACTGCCAATGCACTCCATCAAACACCACTGTTGCAATGCCACCAGTCGGCAGTGCGTTAGCCACCGGCAACGTACCATCTGGCATTCTAACAGTAGCAGCACCAAGACCAGCGTCCAGCGTCAGATTGGTATAGGTGCTGTCATTGAGATTGCCGTGCAGCACCTTGACGCGAAGCGGCAAGCCAGGGGTATAGCTCTCCAGCGCCGGATAAGGCGCAACCACCATAGCATTTTGTCCGCCGGTATCGACCAAGAAATTAGCTGCTTGCCGCCGCATTGCCCGCATCAACTGATACAGATCAGCATTGTCCGGTGTCAATCCGTTCGCTTGAATGGCATTGACAATCTCCCGCTGTGGATATTCAATCGACGCCGCTGGCGGGATCGAACCCATGGTGCCGGTCGATGGATTACCATTGATGTATGGCGCATTCGGATCGGTAATGCCATACGGTTGATTATATTTCATAACAAGCTTCTCCCGCTAAGGTGTCCCGGCCATGTCGCCGCCGGTCTGTAGACCGGAATAATCGAAGATGATCTGGGTGTGTGCTGGTTTCCAGCGATTAAGCAGACACTCCAAGTCATCAGCAATACCAATTCGCAAATGCGGATCAACTCCGCACTGCCCACTGGTACAACGAAACCAAACAAGCTTAGCTTGTTGGACATGAACCGTCCAATAGAAGCGATTGGTGTCTGGACCTAATCCGTAATACGGCCACTCAGAAAGCTCGCCATCACTAACAGGAACATCACCACGAGCATCCATCCACGGATTGCCCCACTCATTGAGCATTATCGGAGGCTCTTTGCCATAGACCCGAGCATCCCCGACGCGATCCAACCCAACTACAAAAGTACGATATTCCGTGATGGTAATTGTATAACCAATTTGAGCAGCAACACTGATAAAGAATTCACGCGACTGCGCACCAACCATCGTCATCCGCATCATCAGCGCATTGCGACGCTCGCCAATGGTGAGCGGAGCTTTGTAACAAGGATCTGGCAAGCCCCAATTGCGTTCCCAGTCTGGCAATAGCTCTAGTGTGTAGCGCGGATCACTTTCACGCTCCAGCAAATCAGCAGCACGACTATCAACGAAGCCCCAATAATAACTCAAGCCACGACAAGTCTTATAAAGGATGCTGTCTGGAAATCTCGGCCATGCTATCCCTGTTGGCAGCAAAGCCAAAAAGGCTTCTGTGTAGTCATCACCGCCGCGACGAATATGTCGGTCACTCATCAGCCCACCGACGGATCGAATAACACAGTACCAAGCACTGCCATATTTCCGGGTGACTCCATGACGTAATCTTCATTGGTGATAAGATTGAACGAGATAACGCTTGCGGCATTCATGATGGCGCTGGATACCCACGCCGAATAGATAGTCTGCCCTGGAGCGGCAAACTCAAACAGCATATCATGAAGGCTGTTTTGAATCTCAGCCTGTGTCTCTACAGTGTTTGGCTGCAGATTGTCGATGGTGATATCCAGGAATTGTTTAATTGGCGCGACCACATAACAATCCTTAACCGTAACAGGACGCTTCAAATTGATATAATTATGCACCCGCTGGATATCATCCGGTGTCGGCCATCCGTCATCATCTGGATATAAATCATCCATCAGGAAACGAACGGTAATTGTCCCAGGTCCCTGCTCCGGAGCGGCCCACGCTCGCGTAACCCCAGGGACCGCCAGCGCCCACGCTTCATAATCGTAGGCCGCGCCTCCCATTGGAGGCTGCTGGATGCGGCGCAGGATACGCGCCCGCAATTGGTCATCAGTCTCAACATCTGTCCCACCAGTCAACGTAACAACTATTGCACTACCATCCACATTCAGCACCGAGGTAGTGACATCGAGTGTATCGCCACGTTCATGATTGCCAGCAGCACCAGGATTAATCGCTATAATATTGACCTCAGTTGGAGAAGTACCAATCACAATCGCTTCTGTCGTTTCATAAGTCACAACAGTATCAGAAAGCTGAATGGCCGCAGGAACGATTGCCCCTACAGTGCCTGTCATTGTAACAGAACCAGAAGCTAGCGCCGCAGCCTTGCGGCCCGTACTCCCATCCGCATTAACCAGCCAGATGTCACCATGTCGATCTAGCCACTCCGTCTCTGCTGTATCCGGGAGTAGCTGGAGCGCCAACCAATCTATGTACTTCAGTACCAGATGAGTAAGCGCCGCCTGCGCGTCAGCCAAAACCCGAAGGACGCTATTGCCGGTAAACGAAGCGCGGCCAAGACTGGTGGTGATTTCACCCCTGACCAGTTCGCGAACATTCCTAAGCGTTGGTGTTGTCCAGGGCATTATTCTTTAATCCCTAACCAGAGGTTTTGGAATTGTAGCTGTATCTCTTCAATCGGTCCACGATAAACAACAACAAGAGCATCGATCCGGTTAAGCCCGATACGCGTTGCTGTGACCGTAAACGCGGTGCAAATCCGATTATCAATCATTGGTTGTAATGCTGTATTGATATAACTCTCCACCAGAGCCAGCGTTGAACCTTCCCGCGCCTCCGCAGGAGTTATCTTAGCCCTCCTCAGCAGCCAGCACTTACAACCGATTGGCCACCCATTCCAAATCGACGCAGCATCAAGATCGCCCCACCACCCTTGTCGATCATCACTATCAAGATCAGGAAGAATATCATCTATATCTGCGAGCGAATTGGTCAGCAAGGCGAGCTTAACAGTATTAACAAGTTCTTGCGTCTGATCGAGCGTAGCATCGGACAACTGCAGCCAATCGGCCCAGGTCCCAGCTAGACTTGTGTGGTTGACTATCCGTACATCAGTCATTGCGACAACGCTATGATATCACGCTGCATGAATGCTGGGTGAACGGTTTTATTCTCAGCAATCAGCTCATCACTTCGCGACCCGTCTCCATAGATGCGATTTGATAGCGTCAAGGCAGGATAGTTAATTGGCATTTGATATCTAACAATGCGAGGCAACTGAAGCTCAGTAACAGCCAGATGCTGAATGAGCAAGGCAGATAGAGCTATAAAATTTTGATAGTCATTAACCACAAATGAATCTGCCTTATTCAACTTTATATTTTCAATCGCCGCATTCATTCGAACGATTACATCATCGACACTAGCCCGGCTATCAAATTCAATGGTCGCTATAATTTGTGATTGCTCAACGATAGAAAAGATAATTGCAGCATTCACAATTGTAACGCCAAGCAAATATACCGGAGCTTCAGCAAACATGGCATTGCGAACATTGTCCATCGAGTTCAATGTTGCTCCTGCTAACCGCGCCTGTTCAAAGCAAGTATACAACTCATCACCAAGCGCAAACTTAGATATGGACTCATCAAGATCACTAAACAATTTACCAACCGCAATCCGGAGATTTGCCCCATCCACTCCAGTTGTAGAGATGGAAAAACTCGTCAACGCAACAATCAATCGACGCATTATCCCAAGTGCTTCCCTGCGCTCTGGCCTTACAATCATGCGTGACCTATGCCTTGTCCAGAACGAGAAGCATCGGAGGAAGGCTGGTTAAGTGTCTCCGCCGCTCCGTCGCCTGTCGTACTGGCTTGCCCCTTTAATTGCTCAGAACTATTCATCTGCACCGGATCATTTCCAGCTGTGCCAACCTCTACAAACGCCATTTCAAAAGCGCAATAGCCACCTCGCTCCCGACTCTCTGTCACACTATAACGCTCGCAAATACACATCTTGGGTTGCCCCAGATAGGGGTCAACCAGTTGTGCACCGGAACTGCTTTCAAGCGCGTTGATCAAAGCTTTCTTGGTGACATTGTAACTCGGTCCAATCAGATAACCAGTCATCTGGTAGCGAATGGCGCTTTTGCCCATGTCCTCCGCGTATGGTGTGTCACGTTTTGGATACTCATGAAGCACCACGCGCCGTCCACTAGATCGCCCCTGGTGCTCTACGTGAAAGACCACGCCAGCATAAGACGCTGGCCGTAGGCGGAGGCGCCATGGTGCCGGTGAAACCTCTTGGATCGTTGCCATGCTAGATCGCCCACCACTGACCAGCCCAAATGGCGGCCATTGTTTTAGTCGGACCAACAACACCTATGTTTATCACACCATCGCTACCAACTTGAGCATCGTAAATCATGATCACCCCACCGTCCGGCAATCCAGGCAAATTGGTGGTGCTATACCAACTGATTGGAATAAACGCCATTGCCTGACCAACATACAACGATGTTGTTTCGATTGCCGTTGCATTCAAATATGACAATGTTACGTTAGCGCCAGGAGCCAATGTAATTGTGGTCTTGCCACTAACAACAAGATCACGGTCAACTTTAAGATCACGCACAACATGATGATCCACTCCAGTTGTCATATTATTTGCTGATGTTACATCATGCTTCGCTGTTACATCATGATCAGAAGAAACATCCCCTCCATTCACAGTTTTCAAAAACTGCGCGTTAATGCCAACCGTCATGTTTGCATCGTTGGCCATTTAGCTAGACCTCCGCGTTGGCCTGTTTAGCTGGACCGCCTTCAGTCAAAACCTTCGGTCCAGACTTGCTATCTTTGGCATCTTGGCCAATCCACGTCGCCTTACTAATATTCACATCGCTGGCATCAACGTTGACAATCGCTGGCTTGATCTCAACCTCGCTTGCGCCAACCTTCTCGCTTATTTTGTCGGTGAATTCCATCTGCGCAATCTTGCCCTTAAAATACCAAGTCTGCGATGAAGCCTCAAAGTATCCGAACACCGTATCACCAGCCCTGAACTCTATTCTGTCTTTGGTGCAACGGATTTCAGTGTTGACGCTATCGCCCTCGTGCTTATATTTTTCCTGCGACTGGCCACCGCCGCTGGCGCTGCCGCCACTGTCTGCCGCCTGTTGCTGCGCTGACGGGCCACCGCCACCGTTGCTCGCTCCACCGCTGCCGCTGTCCTGCTTCTTATCAATCTTGTGGGTCTGCATCTTTTTTGATACATGACGCAGACTGACCATGCGGGTGGTATTACCTTTTGGATCCTTGACAGACTTGCCATCTAATCCAACAATATACGTCCCGTTCTCTTTGAACAACAACATCTGCTCACTGCCATCCGGAGCATAGTGCGCGCCTTCACCTTCACTCATGCCGTATGGTCGCACACGTCTGTCGTCTACCATAGCGACAGGATGGGAACGTGAGCCACCAATGTACATCATGATGGCTTCAGCCGCTGGACCTGTTGGTTGATCATGGTTCCAGTCACCATCTTCTGATGGATTTGACTTCGGCGTGTTCTTACCTTTTTTCTCTTCGTCTTCTTGCTGCTTAATCGGGAAGGCTGTCATACCTACAGGTTGCCAGCGTTCAAAATCAGATGGCGTTTCACTGTGATAAACATCCGCCTTCTTCACCTGCTGCATCAGGTGGTCGTCATCAAATTCACGAATAGTGGCACGCGCAGTGCCCATGCGAGCCTTGCGAGTTGTATCTGTCAAGGTGGTGCGTATTGTCATTGGCTTGGCGTTGGCACGCCCTCCCCTAGAGCCTTGGTGTTCACTAATTCAAGCACACTACGAGTACCAGTTGAATTATCCTGGCTGAAAGTGACACTCTTTAGAATTAACGGAATACCATTCATCACCAGCATCGGAGAATTCACCGTTACTTCCTTCCCACGTTCCCACAATCCACCTGACGGTTTCAGCCAGCCATGCACCGTCCCATAGACCGTAACGTAAGCTTCCATCATCCAATTGCTTTCCGATGTAGCGCGTCCCTCATGAAGCTCCTTGCCCATGAAAGGAATTTCAGGAACGACAACACCAGGAATGATCTTGGCACCATATGTTAAGAAGCCTTTATTTTCAAACGGAGTATGCGATACCTTTGCACCCCAATTCTGATTATCACCAGGACCTTGATTAGGTGACGGCACTCCGCCCGCTTGATTAGGATCGTAAATAACTTCACGACCCTCCAGCATATTCTTGCCTTCGGTCAGCGTATCACCACCGCCAAGTCCATCAACAAGAATACAAAAATCACCTTGCGGATTACCAGCATGTGCAATACCAATCTTGCTGCCAGCCTTACCAAGATGCCGCGTCAACGTATCAATGAAATCGTGTACCGACTCACCTGGAGTAGCAGAATAACGTGGTATCTTAAAGTTGGGTAACGAGCCTCCCTCGATCTTCAAATTTATCTTAAGCGGCTTCAACACATCACGAATAATCTGCTCTGGTGTTTTGTCTTTCCATTCTCCAGTCTTTGAAATAACACTCGATGTTGCCAATGGAACATTGTTAGCGCATTGGATTTCAATGTGATGCCTTCGCGCATCTACTACGACCTGCCGCGTAGTCACCTTACCAGTAAAAGCCAGAATTCCCGCAAGCGTAACCGTACAAGGATCACCAGGCATGATCTGCATCATAGAGAGCAATTTAGCTAAAGGCGAACCTTCGCTGCAAGTAAACCGGCAAGACATCGCAGGCATTTCCCGCAACTGATGCTTGACTGAAACGCTCTCCCAATCCTTATAGTCCCTACCTTTAACAGTTAAGACTGCAGTCTCTGTTATCTTCGCCATGACTATTCAAAAGCATATTGCGTATAAGAAGAGGCACTGCCGCCAGCGAGTGGAGCCTGTGGTGCACGATGAACATGGGTTGGAATAAATGGTGAGGCACCACTCATCAAGGGCTTCTTCGCTGCTTGATCACCGAAATCCACATCTACTCGTGCAGTGCCAGTAGCCCCACCGGCACCATAATAATTACGCAAAGCTGCATCAATCGCTGCGCCTCGATTTGGCTGCCCAGCAATAGGAAAGCCCTTACCTTCACGAACACCTTTTTGCAACGCTTCACGATAACGTCGCGCACCTTCATGACCACCAGGACCACCACCAAAGTCATTGTAGGTCTCACCATGACGTACAACCTTGCCGCCTCCCCAAGCCACGTTAGGATCGTTACCACTGCCCTGATCTGTCGCACCCTGAAGTACGTTGCTACCTGCATAAACCTGACCCATCGCGTCATAAATTCTCTGTAATCGCTTTGGATCATTTTGCAGAGCAGCCATTGCTCCAGGCAACTGACCACTCCTAATTGGCCCATAGAAACTTTTGCCACCGGGTTTACCCATCAACATCTGCTGCAACGATACCGGAGGAAGTCCCTGCTTGGCCCGTTCTGAATTAACGTAGTCAGTACGATTAGCCAAGCTTTCCATGACAGCAACAGGATCGCTCTCATGCTCCTTTGTTACCATCGCCGCAATTGCCAACTTCAATTGCGGATTGTTTTCAATCTCCTTCATCTGCGAAGCGCGTCGCGCCGCTAGATAATCCGAACCTTGCAAGCCTGCTCCTGGATCTTCAGTTGAGACTGGACCCTCGGCTCCTGGCGGACCGCCCGTACTAGTATTACCGCCGCGACTAGCGCCACGTCCGCCACCGCCAGCGGGATTGTCACCCGTTGCACCCAATGCACCACCACCGGGACCAAGGCTAGCCATTTGAGTACCACCGCCGCCCGCCGTAACACCCTCCCGCAACTGATCCCATTTCTGCAGCGTGTCGCGCATGTCGCCTAGTAATTTGTTGGAGTCCTTATCAACCTCGGCAACATCCTTTGCGGTACCTGCCATCGGCATAGTACCAAGGGGAAGCGTATCAGCATGCGCTTCTGAAGTGAAGCTCATATTCTTCTTCAACCAATTCCAAGCACCGCTAATATCATCACCAATACTCGGTGGCGGTGGAGCGTCTGCTGGCCTACGCTTCCAAATATCTTCTCTTAAAAATTTCGCAAGACGACCTGTTGAATCACCGCTTGGTGTTTCACCTTCTTTGGTATCGCCACCAGTTAATTTTGTAATGTATTCGTCAACCTTTGCAAGCGCATCTACTACCCAACCAAATTCTTCCTTAGTCGTCGAAAGCGTTGGTGATACGTAAGTAGCGAAAAATCCCTTAAATCCATCCGCAAAATCATGCGCCTTTTGATTAAGCTTCTCCATCCCTTCAGCGCCGATCATCTTATTAATACTTGCGATCATAGTGTACGTCATACTGGTCCAAACACCATCCGTAACAGTTCCTAAATTAGTCATCGTCTTATGATAATTTCTGGCTTCCTCGTCATTAAATTTCCACGGCTCAATCAAACCTTTAATTCCAACTATGCCTGCTTCAAAAGCAGCCCTGGAATAAGTAGTAACAGTTGGCAACCAAGCCTTAAATCTTTCGCCTCCATGGTTATAAGCCTCTTGCAAAACATTCAATGCTTCTTGTTGCTTACCAGCATTCATAAGATGCCGGATTTGTTCAGCCAGTGCTGGGCTGCTTGCCTGCAGCGATTTATAAAATGAGGATGTCTCTTGCAGCGCCAAAACATCTTGGAGCTTAGCACCGATACCCGCTATGCCCTGTGATGCTGCACCCGCATCAATGCCAGCCGCAGCCAATTGCACCCTAAGATTTTTAATACTGTCTACGGAAAATCCTGTATTGGTGGCAAAATTCTTTATCTTCAATTCACCAACAGCAAAGGTATCAAAAGCCTTAGCTACACCCGCCAGACCAAGAGCCAGTCCACCAGCACCGACTAAGGTCTTGGTTAATCCAGCAACCGCCGCATCCATCGCCTTGACAGGACCTGCGGTATAACGCTGAATGACCTTGCCGAACCGCTCGGTCTCGTTGGCAAGGTTGCCCATGCCTTTACCGCCAGCCTCATTGAGACCAGCGATCTTGGTTTTTAAATTATCAACCTCTTTACCCATCTGGCCGATGAAGGCCAGCATGGCATCAGAGTCAAAATCACCGGGCATCGGCTTCACCGAACTTGTATTGATTTTCTCTGCTCATCTTAACACCGCTGAAAGCGTTGCCGGTCGCAGAAGCATCGGTCTTCACACCTTCCGGCACGTTCTTAAAATTGATAAGCAAATCAGAAATTGCCTTTGGTGCAACTGGCGTAGCAATAGCTTTATCAAGCGGACCTCTATCTGTTGTTCCGCCAGCGGCTCGAGCCTTGGCGGCAGCTACTGCAGCGGCTCCAGCATATCGTAAATCCAGATCTTTAATATCACGCTTGCCATGCGAGTATCCATACTGATCAACAACGTCAACCGTTCCTGTTTTTGGATTATAAGAGCCAGGAACGATAGTCATAACATGCCCGCCAGTCTGACCTGGCTTCAGTATCTCTCCCCTGTTACCCCCATAACGACGATGCCAATAAGTACCAACCATACTACCAAATGGATGCTCAGGATCGTTAATAGCATTGGGGTCCATCTTCTCACCCCATTTATGCCATGACGTAGCAATCGCTGAACCCGTTGGCGGCTGGAAACCAGCAGATTTAACGTACTGAGTGGCGACCATCCCGCAAGCTGGCCCACTCATGCGATAACCTTTTTGACTAAATAATTTCTCCAACCCTAACACATTTCCGGCACGTCCAAGGATTTCCGCCTGCCGCATCGTCTCCGGATCAATCTTACGTCCTGACTGATCACTTAATCCGACTGGACCGCCTTGATTGGCTTCGGGACTACCACCAGCACTCCAACCACCCTGACCTGCGCCAGTGCCGCCACCGTTCGCTGCAGCTATTCCACCACCAAGATTAACCTTGCCTCCACCAAAGCCACCTTGATCAAGCTCCCACTTTTTCAGAATATCCCGCATATCACGAATTGAGCTATTGGCATCCTTGCTCAATTCAATTGGATTGCTACCGATATCATTAAGTCCAGCGTCAGCAGCGAGATTACCTTTTTCTCTTCCAGCACCAGGACCAGTTCCAAATAACCAGTCATACCACTCATTCGCACTCTCAGTCCGTTCCTTATCTCCTGGTTGCTCAGGTGCATCTGGAGCCATGCTTTCTATAAAATTAAAAATAGCCTTGGCTTCCTGAAGAGTGGTCTTCAGAGTTGGTATGACATTCGTATCGAAGAATTTCTTAAAATCAACAGTGAGCTTCTCGGCTTTTTTATTTAAATCATCCATACTACCTTCGCCTAAAATTATTTTATTAATACCGCCAAGCATCGTATATGTCATTGATGTCCAGACGCCATCAAAAATCGTACCGAGATTAACCATTGACTTTTGATATGCTAAAGCTTCATCCTTACTAAAATGCCACCCCTCAATCAATCCTTTCATTCCATTCGCTTGCGCTTCCCACATAGACCTGGACATACCCGTAACAGTTGGGAGCCAAGCCTTGAACCGCTCGCCACCTTTATTGAACATCTCTTGGAGATAATTCAAAGCCTCTTGCTGCTTGCCCGCATTTACCAGATGACGAACATTCTCCGCCATCAACGGATTGCTAGCTTGCAATGCTTTATAGAAAGGTGAGGTCTCTTGAAGAGCTAACACCTCCTGAAGCTTGCCGCCAATATTAGCTATACCCTGTGACGCCTCGTCTGCTGCAATTCCTGCTGCTGACAATTGGATCCGCAAATTTTTAACACCATGAGTGAACCCGGTGTCTATCCCAAAATTTCTAGAACGCAATTGGCTGATGGCAAAACTGTCTAGGGCTTTAGCAACACCAAACATTCCTAACGCAATGCTGCTAACACCACCAATCACGCCAACAAAAGAAGTCTCCATGCCACGAAGAGAGCCGGTGACTTGCCGGTTGACGGCTTGACCGAAACGCTCGGTCTCATGCGTCATCTTCTTCATAGCATCACCAGCCTGATTTAGGTTGGTGACCTTGGTCTTTAACTCATCAATACCTTTCCCCATCTGACCAAAAAAGGCCAGCATCGCATCAGAATCAAAATCATTATCAGCCATCGCTAGGGTCCACCGGCCGAAGTATCTCTTCTAGCTTGGTTGTCCAGTTAATATGCCGCTCTATTTCTGAGAACGGCATATCAAGAAACTCACGCGGGTTGCGCCCATAGTATTTTGCCAGCCGATAACAATCCAGAATAAAACCTCCCTCTACATCTCTGGAATAAAAAAACGATGAGCGAGAGCAAGGGCTGCGTATCCCCAGTCCTTTGGATGCAATGATTTGATCGTAGACGGCGGCACTCCAGCCAACCGAGACATCATAGCAAACATCGCTTTGGTCTCGAATGTCATCTTCGGCTGCTCACCAGACATAAAATCAATCATAACTGGCGTGCCACAGATTTCAATATCCCCAGCAGTTGGTTCACGAAACTTCAACTCCTGAATTTCTTCACCATGCGCAATGACCTTCTTGCGCAGCGGTATCACTAAGTCAGTAGAGACTTCTGTACCATTGACTTTTTTAGGGTCTGTCTCTGCTGCTGTTACTTCCGGCTCATCAACCATTATTGGATCTCATCGCAGCTAACACCTTCCCACTTCACCCGGACTAAGCCGTCACGGGCATTGATAGCAAGGGCCGATACGCACCAACCCTCACGCAACACGTACGTGGCATTATTAGCCAACTCTGCAGTCACAGTCACATTAACCTGAGCCTCGAAATCTTCGATCGAGAGACCCGGCACTGTCGAGACATCGCCTTCAATCGAAGGCACCCTCGGCAGTTCACTGTAGCCATGAATGTAATCCTGGCCAGCAAGGCCAGCACGCTCGATTACCGATGGCGTGATAGTAAAGTTACCACGCAACGGGTACTGATTGCCATCAACCTTGAGATAGGCAATCCCTGCTATTCTCTGAGCCATGTGTTAAACCCTTTCCTATGGCCGAACCTAATTACGCTGCGATGACAGTATCCAGACCGCGATCATACTGCAGCCTGAACTGAGCAAGTACCGCGAACACCCGCAACTGATTAATCAGGTCAGGCGGATAGAGAACGTTAACGCGGTTTGGATCGTTGGGGTCACGTTCGACAATCAAGTTGGCCTTGAATGCCTTACCGTTCTCCACCAACCCATTGAACTCATCAATACGGTATTCCGCAACGAGCTCCGCCTTGATGATCTTAGGAGTTACGATCGCCTGCCCGGCACCGAACCTGGTGCCATCATCAGCAAGTTTGTGACGCGGGAATTTGCTGGTGATCGCCTGTCGCTGATTGCGCAACAGCTTGGTCAGTGTTGCTGGAGTTGTCACCAATTCATATGCATCGTCGGTATTGCCATAAAGATTCTTGGTGTAGGTGGTAGTTTCCCGCATGATCACCGGCACCGTAGTCATCGTGCGCTGGGTCGCGATGCCGCTGTAGGCCAGCGCATTCAATTCCGACAACAAGAACCGATAATGACTTTGCGCAGGCAGACAACTTTCCAACGACAACGTCTGCAATGGACGAGCAGGATCGTTGAGCAATGCACGTGCAGCTTTCGCAGTGTAAGCTGCCGCCCATTCATAAGTTGGCGTTGGACTGCCAACCTCAATACCCATCACAGACATCTGGGCACTGTTGCGCGTGTCGCCAAACGCCAACAGGTCGGAGTAGATGCCTCGCTTGGCATTAAAGATCTGCCCATAGTGCTGCCGGATAAATCCCCAACGTCCGGTATCACCAAAACCGAATTCTGTTTCCCACGCCAGCATTGACGTGGAGTCAGTGAACGGCATGCAGACGTAATCTACTTCTGTTTCGCCAAGGTTACTAATGGCAGTCGTAAAGAGCGGATCACCGACACCACCAGTCGGCTGTGTATAAGTCATCGTCACACCCTGCGGAAGCTGTTCGCCTCCGACAGTGCCGTAATAACTATCGCTCAGTTTGATATCATTGCCAGGAGTACCCTTGAACTTAGCAGTCACCGCAACCGAACCCGCCGTGGCAATAGCAGTCACCGGCAGATTAGGATCTGCGGTAATGGCTGCGGCGATTGACGTACCAATTTGTGTAACGGTATCAGTTGCACCAACGTAGACCGGAACGTTGCGGCCAGCGATATAAAGATCAATTATTCCAGCGGCTGTCGGTCCCGTCGCTACTACAATTGCACCGGCAGCAGCAGCACCAGTCGGCTCAGAGACCGGCAAAGCCCAGACTTCGTTCGCCCAATTGTTGGCGTAGAAAGCCTTGAACATTCCAGAGAGCATTGAGCCTTGACCGAACAACGCATCAGCCTGCGCCTGTGATGCAACGGCAATCGGAACGTCCGGTATTGCTGTTCCTTTACCGGCTCCCGCTGTGGTGTTCATAATTCCAACAAGCAATGAACGCCCAGCAAAAGTACCAAGTCCGGCTTTCGATGGATCCAACTCGACCCAGTACAATGGCATGCGCCAATTTGCCGGTATCTGACTAAAAGAGATGGGCATGCTGCCCTCCTTTGTGTGGTCTGTTAAACTACTCGCGAGCCTTAGCTGACTTAGCCTTCTCAGCAGCCTTATCAGCGTTAGGCTTGTCTTCTTCGTGCTGCTCTACCTTCTTCTCAGCGTGCTGCTCGAGTATCACATCTCCGTCAGCCATACGACGAGCAGTAAACGAATCATCCGGCCAATCCGACGAGCCTTCTGTGCGGAACGGTCCCGCAGTAGGATGCTTGAGCAACTTACGAATGCTATCGTTTTTCGGAACTACCTTTACCATTTTCCTTCTCCTTATTCTGAGGAAGATCATACTCAGCTTGCACTTGCTGAACCTCTGCAATTTCTGCCGGTGTGCCACCAGACGGCCATTGAGTCGTGACATGCAGCGTATTGAAATCATCATCAATAACCGGCGGAAAGTCAATGGTGCCAAGATCACATGTCAATGTGAAGCGGCACTCCGCAACGGGAATAGAATTATCAGCACCAACAGAACCAAACTGATGAGTTCGATTACCTCGCACATATGCCTGGATCTGCGCTGCTGGGTTCATGTACAATGACGGATCTCTGAATATACGATCAGCGACCAGCACCCATGCTTCATCCAATTTATTCTCAGCTGCCGCTGCATCATTATTTTGCACTACGATCGAAACACCATAAAGTACTGAAGAACGAAAACGTGGCTCCCCTACATCGGCATCACCATCTGGAGTTAAATCTTCGCTAATAAAATAAACACCGCAAAATGGAATTTTCTCTGGCTGCACCTGCTCTGCCTTGTTAGTGCCAAACTTAAACGTAGCAAAAAACGGCATCGACTTAGCTCGAGCCAAGATCTCATCCCGCACAATCATGGCATAACTACTAGCCGTCATGGCTTAGCCTGCACCATTCGCCGCAGCGTCAATGTTGTCTCACCGCCACCATTCTGATCCGAGTCAATCACTTCAAACTGTCCCTCTAAAGGTAACCCGCTGCTGTCAGCAGGGATGTCTACCAGGTCACCCTGCAATGGCTGTACCGCAAACTCTGCATCTCGGATATCGAGAATGATACGCATTTCAGAAATGATAGAATTGTCTAACCCGGCAACGTCGATCGCTTCCTGCTCTAGGATACCACGCGCGGTATAAGCTGGACCATTCGGTTGGCTTGCCTTCGGCGTAAACACCACAGCACGACTGTAAGTATCCTGCGCATGTATATAAAGTTGCTGAGAAAAATTGATTGCCATGTTATCGCTTCAACCCTTTAAACAACTTCCTAGCTGCCCTACGTCCACTCAACCTTGCCTTCCTACGCTGCTTACGTCGCCGCAAGGTTCTACGTCCCGCCTTACTGCCCTGATACCGAAGTGTCGCCGCGATGTTATCGAGCCGTCCCGGCAACCACTGTCCGGTAACCGAGCTACGCGGTTGCGTGCGCCAATCATGCTTCCACTTATTGTCCAGCCAGTCAGCACGCGATCGCGCCCAATCCGTCCTAGCCCAGCGAGCTTGCGCCCTACGATTGCCACTACGTCCGCCAGGAGCCTTGCTATCCCCCGCATGCTCCATGGTGCTGAAAAGTTTTTCAATAAAGTCACCATGCTCGCCAAAACCACCATGGCCTTGTTTAAACCACGCATCACGTAATTTATTAAACTCGCCACTGGTACCAAACTTCGGCATCCCTGACAAGACACCGAAACTACCACTTAATTGTTTTCTTAAAAAATCCTCACCAAGCTTTTCTAACTTAGTCTCTAACAACTTATCAACTAAATTCCCCTCACCGCTTATGAGTGCCGCAACAAGCTTGGCTATCTGGCCAACGGCCATTCACGCTGTCAACCTCGTGTACCGCTGCAACAAACTCTTGGCTGCATTCTGCGCTGCTGAACCGCCACCGCTGCCCCCACCGCCACCACTATTCATTGCCTTTACCATTGCACTAGGATCGAAGTACGTAATGCGGCTTTCCTTGTGAGTAATTTGCCGTACCGAGGTATCTCCATGCTGCGATGAAAAGTAAGTCTCTCGTGCGAACAATAACACTGCCTGCCGCAATGCCGGTGGCACTTCCTGTGGAATTTCATACCCGCCCGCGTACGTAGCAATCACGCTCTCGGACCAAAAGCTCCCACCATATAACGTCAGGATGCCTGACTCCTGATCGATATCGAAATCCACCGGACCCCCATCCACCGCAACAGAAATAATATCCTGTGGCTTCACTGGATAACGGGAAAGCGGCAACCGCGTAATAGGATTGGCGATCTCCCGAAACGTCTCGATCACTTCTTCCTTGGGAAACACCCGACTGCATAACGTCTGCACTTCATCCGATGCGCGAAGAATAATGAACCGCAGCATCTCGTCGCTGTCGGTACTCGAGGTTGGTATCTTCAGCGACACCTTGGCTTCGTAAAGCGTTACTAACGCTTTATCTGGAGCAGGCTTGGTGACAGTAATGCTAGAATGCATCGCCGCCCTCCATTTGAAACTGCTCAAACAATTCCCGAAGCTGCAACGGTGAACCAGCAGTGCCATCACTCATAATAGGAATGGCTTCAAACGTCTTAGCTTGAATTTCCCATTCCGTAATCATCGCACCGGCTGGACCTTGCTCCCCCCTCGGTCCAGGCTCTCCCGGCTTGCCGGTGCGGCCGATCCCAGGACCCGCCTTCCAGCCAGGACCCGGACACATCCCTGGATCATCAACCTTAGCAACAAACCACTTGTGATCGAGCGTCACAACATCTAGTGCACTATACTTATGTGTTGGATCAAACGTCTCTCGGATCGTTAATGACTTACCGTCTGCTCCATCTTTGCCGTCCTCGCCATCCAACCCAGCAGCAGCAAGACAAATCCAATCAACGCTCGAACCAGGAGTGGCTGCGGTATCGCGTTCAGCTTGGTACGTGCCGCCAACATGGCGCACCACATCACCGTCGTACCAAACCCCTTCCTTCCAAACTCTTACTTTGGGTAATTTTCCTGCGACACCGTCTTTGCCGTTACTGCCGTCCTTACCGTCTTTGCCATCAACTCCCGCACTGCCTGCCGCGCCATCTTGTCCTGCTGCACCTGCCGCGCCATCCTTTCCTGGTACTCCCTGGAGACCGTCCTTCCCGTCAATGCCGTCCTTACCAGGCGCACCGTCCTCGCCATCGATGCCATCTTTGCCCGGAAGGCCATCCTCACCATCACACAGTGATGACAGTTTGTCATTGATCAGTTGATCCCAAACATTAATACGTTGTGCTATCGCACCTTCAAGTGCCTTCTGCAGCCGCTCAATTTGCAATTCATGTTCTGCAAACCGGCGACCCACATCTGCAACGAGCGCAGCAATCTTAGAAGCTGACTCCCGTTCTATCCGTCCTGCGACGGCACCTAATTCCTCCGCAAGCAACTCAAACGGAGATGCTACGGGCATGCGATGATCTGAAGCGACTGAGGAGGATTGATCTGTCAGCATCGGTAATGCCTTTTGGTTCACTAGGCTGCGGTGGTTTAACCTCCGCCGCTGCCGGTGCTGGCGGTGGCGCACCCGGTGCTGGGCTCGCTGGGATTTTTCCCGCTGCACTCAATGGAACGACCTGCTGCTGTACGCGCGGTTCGTCACCGTAAGCTACTTGTTCCATATCGAATGCAGCACGCGCCTCATTCGGTGCATGAATTCCTCCTTGCACCGATCGTGCGTAAGCCTCCACACGATCCTTGAAAGCAGATCGCAAGAGCGCAGACGTATCAAATTCGAGATATTCTTCTGGGACGCCATTGAGCTTAAAGAAGTTTCCCATGGCTTCTTCTACGTGGTTTAAGCAAAAGCCCAATCCCGTAGAAATCCACATTTGCATTAGTGCCTCGGTAGAGCCAACCGGACCACTCCCTAACCCAAACATCTGCAGCGGGATACGATATGCCATTGCAACACGCGAGTCAGAAATCTTCATCACGTCTGCAAGTTGCGCGTCCACAGAATTTATCTGCATCGGATAAGGTTTTAAGCCAGATGACAGAATAGGCGTACCGCCGATCCCGACACCGCGTGAATGCTCATCCCACTTCTGCCGCAGCATGTCGGTAGTTTCTCGATCCAACCGCAGATCTGTAGAAAGCACAATACTCGGTCGCGCCTGGTTCATGTAAAAATTCAATTGTTGATTACCGATCGCGTCACTGACTGCCATATCTCGAACCAGCGCAACCAGCGGACTGACACCACGTAGATCAAAAGCTGTGGTGTTCATCTTGATATGCAGCACATCTCGCGCAGGCACCAAATCCATTTCTGGTATTACGCGATCGATAACAGGATTGCCACCCAATGAGAAAAAGATCTCCCCATTCTCAGCAACATACGGCATGCTATTGCCTGGGTGCATGAGATGCAATGACGCAATCTCAAAACGGCTGTTGCGCAACGCTAGCGCATAGCAATTGCCATCTGCGTAAAGCGAACGCACTGCATTCAACATAAAATCACTGATGGATTGGTATTCATTCGGCGCACGGAGAATGCGCGACAAGTCTGAAGTCATCACACGGTCTCGACCACCTTCGTCATCACTTAGCCAGTGATCACCTGGACACATTGCAGTGGTTTGACTGTAGGCATTAATGCAGGCGTCTACCATTGCGGAGGGAGCACCACGTTGAATACTGCCGCCATTCTGCCACCAGGTAATCGGACTACCTGCTGGTAACGTGCCACCACTCACTGGCAGATAATAAGGACCGGGACGGTAATCGCCTTCGACCGCTCGTAGTATCGGTCGAATAATACTCGCAACGGTACTTCTAAGCGTCATAGTCCATTCCTAATGAAAACGTGATCGAGCACGTTCAGGACAACAGGAGGAAGCAATTGCAATCCTTAACTACTCGACCACGTCCATTGTTCAAACCAGCAGTACGGATACGCCGGGGAAGACGAGGAACGTACCGCTAATCGAACAACTACACTCGCTCAGTTGTGGTAGCAGCACGATTCTGGTAGCTACCCTTCGAAGTAGGCTTGTTAGCTTCTGCCTGCTTCTTTTCTTCAATGGACCTCGGATCGAGACCTAACACCTGATCCGGCGAACCATCCGGCTCGTGCTCCGAAAGGTGCACACCTGACGCCGCAAGATCATTTTCTTCCTGCGTTGGTGTCGGCTTCACAGTGGTTTGCGATTGAGCCATCTCGGTCCGTGCCTTCTCACGTGCCGAACGTTCCTCAGTCAGTTTCTTCCTGACCTCGTCAGCACGCTTCTTCTCTGCGTCTTGCTGCGCCTTGGCAGCCTGATCTGCATCAGTCATAACACTAGCTCCTACAGTTCTGGGAAATTCAAAATGAATCCCCGGTGTAAACGCGCAACCTTGTCGTAAGTTCGAGCAGCTTCCGTTTCTTTTCTAAAAGTACCAAGGTACTTAACTTTCCCTCTTAATGCAATGCGAGCTCGCCAGAGTTTACCTGCCCACAAGTCAACACCACGAAATCGGCTAGTTGCCTTCCCACGGTTTGAATGATATTTCTGTTTTCGTCTATTTCTAGTCTGCGCAACACCATCAATCGTCCACTCACAATTACCGGGTTGATACCCTTTATTGTTATTGATACGCGAAATTTCATGCTCCAGTGTCGGACGCTCTCCCATATCCGCAAGAAAGTTTACAAACTTCTGCCACCGCTTACAAACCCTAATACCACGTCCACCGTAATCAGCGTAGGACTTACTATTTTGGCTATAGCATCGCTTACGCATCCCACACCAGGTTTTATAAGTTGGTGTCGTTGACATACCATGCGTTCGCGTTCTATCTCCAATATTTTCACGTTTCAAACATCCACACGATCGTGTACGTCCTGCAACAACTGCACTCAAATGCTTGACACACTTTATTCCACAATCGCATTGAAATTTAAAAGCTCGTCGATTCTTAATACGCAAAACCTCTTTCAGGGCTATCAACTTTCCAAAACGTTGGCCGACTAGTGACTGTGACATAGGTGCTCTCCTATTTTCTAAGGAGAGCACCATGCACTATATTACCAACAATGGAAAGTACCCAGGCTACCAGGTAACTCCGGCCACCCATGCAACAGTTCCTGTACGACGAATGGTCCAGTTAACCGGCAGGATCAACCGCAGCGCCAACGAGTCAGTCTGGAACATAGACTTCATCGGGAACGCCGCAACGGCTGGAGTACCCGCTGT